TATATTTTTTTCTTCATAGTTTTCTCCTTTTCTTCTTTTTCTCTTAATTGATTATATTGTTCTACTGATATATTATACATTGTCATTACGCAACCTCCAACATTGACATTGGTACTCTATAAATTCTACCATTTAAATCAACCAAACATTTTGATTGCATAATTTTTGTAATAACACCAGCGGTCTTTTTAGTCTTCTGTACTACATTAACTTTCATACCAACTTTCATTACAGACTTTACCTTGTTCTTAATAATATCAGCGATTAAGTCTTTAGTGATATTTAAATCTTCAATAGACATTGAAAATAATTTATTGTTAAAAGTGTTCATTTCTTTAATCATAGTGTTTTCTCCTAGTTGTTTAGTTTATAATTGTTAATGATTTTATTAATTGCGTTTTTCATATTAATATCAATCATATTTAAAAGTTTATTGTCAACTTCAATAACTTCTTTTAAATTTTTGTTTATCTTCTCTATTTGTTTATATGCGATATTTCTAACTATCGTCATATTATTTGTTTTTATGTTTTTGTTTATCATATACTAGCTAATATATCAGGATAAATAGATTAGTACAGAGAAAAATGGGTAAAATAGCAAATAAATTGGTTAAAAAAGGGTTGATTTACTTGACTTTTTTACTTTTTTTGTTCGCCATTTGTTCTTGTGACGTAAAATCTTGTAAAATTAGGCCAGATTTAGAGAAAATTGGCGATTCGGCGTTGAAAAATAAAGAAAATTTAACAGAAACGAATCTACAACACGCATATATGCGTTGTAAATACTAATATAAATAATAATATGGAAAAATATTGTCTAAATTGTGGACACGACTGCCATTGTGGTGGCGATTGTATAAAAGAATATGACAAAGGCAACAAAATTGTGTGTTGTGGTCACTGTAGATGCGATAAAAAAGAAAATACAACAACTAATAATGAAGATTTATTTAATGGAGCATAAAAAATGAGTAAAATGAGAATGTTTAAGTTTTGGAATGAAAATGGTGATGAAAAAGAAGTTGAAAAAATGAGTTTAAAGAAAGCAGTGATGTCAGTACAAGGTGATTATAAGGATAAATTTATAAGTGTTGAATATGTGAGTAAAAAAGGCAAACAAATTAGTCAATCTGTAGAAATACCAATGGGTAGAAAGATTAGACAGTCATTAATAATAGAAAAGAAAAGAGCAGCACTCAAAGCGATCAGAGAAGCAGGTAGATAATGGCAAAAATATCAAAATCATTTATAGCGCATGAAAGAATGCCTAAAAAAACTTCTCAAGGTACAAGTAAAAGAGTAAAAAAATCATCAATGAATAAGTCAAAAAAACGTCAATGGAAAGCATATAACGGTCAAGGTAGAGCAGCGTAAATGCCAGCGATTTGTAGAAAAGGAGATAGTTTAAGTACAGGACATATTTGTGCTGCTACAACAACGCTATCAACTCCTTCTCAATCGACAGTAAAGGCAAATGGTATATTAATAGCAAGAGTAGGTGACCCAACAGTTAGTCACCCCTTTCCACCATCACCACCTTGCGCTCCTCATGTCGCAAATGTTAACATAGGTTCTTCAACAGTTCGAGTTGTAGGCGCATTTGTAGCTAGAATAGGGGATAGTACAGATAGTGGGGCAATGACTAGTGGTTCCTCAAATATCTTTGTTGGTTAGTGTATAAATATTAGTGTTATGCCAAGTTATAGTGTAGAAAACGTATCTAACAATAGTAAGAGAGCAACTAGAATCTATAAAGATTTAGATTTAGACTTTGGGAGAAATGTTGTAACTAATGATGTTAATAAATTAACTGATGTTGAGGCAGTAAAAAGAAGTGTTAGAAATTTAATTCAAACTAATCACTTTGAACGACCCTTCCACCCTGAGATTGGTGGAAATGTAAGAGCACTTTTGTTTGAACTAATTTCACCCTTAACTGCTTTAAACTTACAAAGAAAAATTGAAGAAGTATTAAATAATTTTGAACCAAGAATTAAATTAACACAGATTATCGCTAGACCTGATATTGATGGTAATAGATACCAATTAGAAATTAAATTTTATGTGGTCGGCGTATCACAACCAATAACAGTGGAAACATTTTTAGAAAGATTAAGATAACATGGCAAGTAATAAATTAGAAGTTTCAGAATTAGATTTTGACAATATAAAAAGCAATCTAAAGACCTTTTTACAAAATCAATCAGAGTTCCAAGATTACGATTTTGAAGGTTCTGGGTTTGCTGTATTATTAGATGTACTTGCATACAATACTCACTACTTAGGTTTCAATGCTAATATGTTAGCAAATGAAATGTACCTAGATAGTGCTGACATCAGAAAAAATATAGTTTCATTAGCAAAGATGTTAGGATACACTCCAACATCAGCAAAGTCACCATCATCAGTAATAGATATTTTAATAAACAATGCTACTGGCGCAACAGTTACAATGGCAAAAGGTACAACGTTTACAACTAGTGTAGATGGAACGTCTTATGAATTTGTAACAAATGCTTCACATACAATTACACCAACAAATGGTGTTTATAAATTTTCAAATATTTCAATATATGAAGGTACGTTAGTTACTTTCAAATATACAGTAGATAGTTCAGATCCGGATCAAAGATTTGTTATTCCAAGTGTTAATGCAGATACATCTACTTTAAAAATACAAGTTCAAAATTCATTATACGATACTGCAACCTCGACCTATTCATTAGCGTCAGGTATTACAAGTTTAGATTCTATATCAAAATCTTATTTCTTACAAGAGGGTGAAGATGGTAAATTCGAAACTTATTTTGGTGACGGTGTAATTGGAAAATCTTTATCCGATGGTAACATTGTTATTATGGAATATATGGTTTCAAATAAAGATGAAGCAAACGGAGCTACAGCATTTGCACTATCAGGAACAATTGGTGGGTTTTCAGATGTTACTATAACATCAGTTTCAAGTGCTCAAGGTGGATCAGAAGCTCAAACAAAAGAATCAATTAGATACAACGCACCTTTACAATATTCAGCACAAGATAGAGCTGTAACAACTACAGATTATGAAACTAAAGTACAAGAACTTTATCCAAATGCTTTATCAGTTTCAGCATGGGGTGGAGAAGATGATGAAACTCCAATTTATGGTGTAGTAAAAATTGCGATTAAAGCAGCATCAGGTTCTACTCTTACAGAAACAACAAAAGCAAGTATCATAGCTAAATTAAAAAAATATAATGTTGCTTCCGTTAGACCTCAAATTATTGATCCCGAAACTACTACATTATTATTAACATCATCAGTTAAGTTTGATGAAAAGGCTACTACAAAAACAGCTGAAACATTAAAATCAGAAATTACTACAGTATTAACAAATTACAATACAAACACATTACAAAAGTTTGATAGTATGTTTAGATATTCAAAAGTTGTAGAATTGATTGATAAGACAGACACATCTATTCTTTCAAACATCACAACATTACAAATAAGAAAAACATTTACTCCAACATTCAATACTTCTACAAAATATGATATTTTCTTTAGAAATTCTATATACAATCCTCATACAGGTCATAATATTGCTGCTGGTGGTATTATAAGTTCTTCTGGATTTAAAGTTAATGGAGATACAACAAATATCTACTACCTAGATGATGATGGTTCTGGTAATATACGTAGATACTACTTTACAGGTTCAGTTAGAACATATAGCAATAGTACACAAGGAACTGTTAACTATGCAACAGGACAAATTACTATTAACTCTTTAAATGTTAGTAGTATAGAAAATATTAGAGGTTTAGCTTCAACTGTACTTGAAATAACTGTTCAACCAAACTCAAATGACGTTGTTCCAGTTAGAGATCAGATTTTAGAAATAGATACAACAAACTCAAATATTACAGTTACCTCAGACTCATTTGTTGGAGGTTCATCAGATGCTGGTGTGGGTTATACAACAACATCTAGTTACAACACATAACAATGGCAAAATTTACGGATAAAATATCCAACCTGATTAATCAACAGGCACCTGAGTTCGTATTAGAGCAACACCCTAAATTTTTAGAATTCATTAAAACGTATTATACGTTTATGGAATCAGCTGAGTTAACTGTAACTTCAGTTCAAACAACTGATGGTATTTTATTAGAAACCGAAACCTCTCAAACTAACGAACTACTATTAGATGGTTCTCGTTTAGATACAGATAGAACACAACTAGACGCTGGTGATAAAATAATTTTAGAAAGTTCTACATTTGGTAAATTTACTAGAGGTGAAACTGTTACAGGTCAAACATCAAATGCTACAACAACAGTTTTAGCGGAAGATTTAGTTAACGGCCGTTTATTCATATCAGCACAAGATAAATTTATTGTAGGAGAAACTATACTAGGTAATTCATCTAACGCAAGTGCATTAGTTAACATATACAAACCAAATCCAGTAAACACTATACAAGACTTATTAAATTTTAGAGATCCTGATAAAGTTATATCAAATTTTTTAACTAAATTCAGAAATGAATTTTTAAGTACTCTACCTGAAACTTTATATACCTCTATTGATAAAAGAAACTTAATTAAAAATATTAAATCACTTTATAGAACAAAAGGTACTGATAGAGGACATGCATTATTTTTTAAACTACTATTTGGTTTAGAATCAGAAACAATTTATCCTAGAGAAAATATGTTAAGAGTTTCTGATGGTAAATGGGATACTCAAAAAATATTAAGAGCACTTGCTTCAGCTGGAGATACCTTAGATTTAGTTGGTAGAACAATAACTGGAGAAACATCTGGTGCTACTGCCATTATAGAAGATGTTAATAAATTACAAATTGGTTCTAATGAAGTTTCAGAATTTATATTAAATGAAGATACTATTTTAGGTACTTTTCAAATTAGCGAAACTATTAGAGGAACAAAATTAGACACAGACGATAGTTTTATCAAAGCTACTGTTACAGGTATACCTGCCACACAAACAATAACTAATGATGGAAGTTTATATAATGAAAATGATACCGTTACTGTTACAGGTGGTGGTCAAGGAGCTACTGTCCATGTTGAAGCTGTTGGTCGAGGTAAGATCACAGAATTTATAATTGGTAATAGTGGCGCTGGTTACGAAATTGGTGATAATTTAATATTCACAAATACAGGAACAGGTGGTGGATCAGTTAAAGCAAAAGTTTCAATTGTTAATGGTGGATTTACCCAAGAAGATTCAACTTCCGTAACGGAAGATCACATTGTATTCGAAGATGAAACTACTAGAGGTGATTTGTACACAGGAAATAAACTTGTACAAGAAAGTGGTACAGGTACAGGTGATATAACAGATATTAGAATTATTAATGCTGGAAATAATTATAAATCTTTACCTACTGTCGTAGTAGATGATACAACTGGTAATGGAGCAGCTGTATATGCCTACGGTACAGATATTGGTAGAGTATTAGGATTAAAAGTTGTTGAGTCGGGTTTTGGTTATGAGGTAGCTCCCTCTCCACCTACATTATTATTACCTAGTTATATAATAGTAACAAATTTATCAGGTTCTTATAAAGTAGGAGAAATAGTTACTGGAGTTGATATTAGTTCAGCTGCAGTTACAGCAACTGTTGTATCTTATACATCAGGTACAGGTGTTTTAAAAGTTTCAAGTCCAACAGGATCGTTTGCAGTAAGTACAACAATAACAGCAGCGGGTGGCGCACAAGCAATCGTTGCGAAAAATGATTTAGCAACTTCTACTATGACTATTGGTAGTGTTGTAGATACTTCTGGTGCATATCTATCACAAGATGGTCAAGTTTCAGAAACAGCAATGAGAGTACAAGATAGTTTATACTATCAAGATTTTTCTTATGTTATTAAAGTTGGTCGAACAATAAATGACTGGAGAGATAGTTTCAAAAAGACTATGCACACTTCAGGATTTTACTTTACAGGTCAAGTTAATATAGAAAGTAAAATCAATGCTAGAATTAATTTCCCAATTACAGGAATTGTATCNGGNGGAGTTCAAACTCCANTATTNAGCATACTTAATACTTTGTTCTCTAGTATTATTGGTCGAAGATTAGGTACAGTTGATGATGGAACTTCATTAAGAGCAAACGCTCATTTAGTGGGTAAACCTGATTTCCTTAGTAGTACAGTATCACCGTTTACTTCAAGTACTAGAGATATAACATTAAAACGAACACCTATTAATATTACATACCTAAGTAGAGTTAGAAGAGTAATTAATAGTGTAAATATAGTTCAAGGTTTTGCTTCAGCAGGCCCTAGATTTAGTACACTAAATAAGTTTGCTAATACAGCATTTGGAAATAGTAATACTCACTCTGGTATTAATTTTAAAGAATTAAGCAATATTTTAGTTACAGGTACTCGTTCTTCTTTAGATGGTCAAAACGCTATATTTTTAATGACTTCTAATGATGGTGGACAAACATTAAGAACAAATTTTGCGTTACCTAGTCAAATAACACACGATAAAGATGTAACGTTCACAGGAACTTATTTAACATTTGATAATAATACAGTTAAAATGGATAAAAATTAACGTATAAATATAGACTAGAGGTATTAAGGTATTATGGCTAAACAAACAATCAACATTGGATCAACCGCAAATGACGGAACCGGCTCTACTTTAAGAGTTGGTGGTGATCTAATCAACGATAACTTTAACGAAATTTACACAGCTTTTGGAGATGGGTCTACTTTAAGTAACGCAATCCCAGGTAAAGTTCAAGGAGCTAATTTTACAGAATCAATATTAGTTGGTCATTCAACAACAGGCGCTTTAAGTTCAGCCTTAAGAAATACTGGAGTTGGAATTAATGCTTTAGATGCTTTAACTTCTGGAGATGATAATACAGGAATAGGAAGAAACGCTGGTTCATCAATTACTTCTGGTTATAGTAATACATATATTGGTCAAGCGGCTGGAAATAGTTCAAGTACTTCAAGAGAAAATACTGCTGTTGGTAGTCTTGCATTAAAAACTGTTACTACTGGTGGTAATGAAAATACTGCTCTAGGTTTTGAAGCTTTAGAGTTAGTAAATTCTGGAGATCATAATGTTGGTATAGGTTGGAAAGCTGGGGATTCTCTTACTTCTGGAAAAGGAAATGTATTAATTGGATCAAATGTTGAAGCAGCTAGTAATACTGGCGACAGACAATTAACAATTGGTACTTATGATGGTTCAACAACTACAACTTGGATTTCTGGAGATAGTTCTGGTAATCTAGTTACGCCTGGAACA